CAGCTATTAAACAGCAACATGTCTATCATCCAGAAGGCTTACAATATGACACTAAAACTTCGATACAAAGACCATTGATTTCATTGGCAGAAGGTTGCGCGAACAAAAACACGTGCGCTATGCTTTATGGAACTATTAAGAACAACACATATTGGATGACACTGAAGGCTGAAGGAAGAACATTCATGGCTAATGCGGTAGTGGTTAAAGGAACAGACTTGATATTTGCGAAACATTCGTTAGCAGCATGGGAAGGCATGGAGGCCGACTCTGAAATCGAGGTAACTTTGACTAAAGATACGATAAGTCATAAAGAAAGTTTGAAATATAGCTCTTTTAGGCGACATCCAACAAAGGATTTTGCATGGGTTAGGATGACACTCGGCAAATTACACGCTCACAAATCATTGATGAATTGGATCGCACCTGAAGAAGATCTAGGACAGAAAATTAATGGATTTGATTGCGCGACAGTTAGCATCGGACTTTGGGACCAGGAGAGAACAGTTAGTTTTCACTATGGAACCTCAGTTATGAAGAAAATTAGAGTTAGCTACGCACAAAATTCATATTTAGTTGCAGGATATACATCATCAATAATTGGAGGCGAAGGTTTGTGCGGCCGGCTATTAGTTGATACAACAACCGGTTTGGACAAGCCTATTGTCGGGTTACATGTTGCAGGAATTAATGGCGAAAATAACTCCGTCTTCTACCCAATTTCCCAAAAGGATATTGAGGTAATGGAAGATCCAGTATCAACTGGAGTTATTCAAGCTTGCGATTTTGGTGACATAGCCCATACACACAAAGACCTGTTTCTGGAGACGAATTTAACCGAAGTAAAGCAACAAGCGAGGATCAGCTGTCCAGGATATAAAAACTATGCAATAGTGAGTAATAGATTGGAGGTAGTTCCGCGTTATGAGACCAGCTTTAGGAAGACGATTTTGCATGATAAGGTTCTAAGGAACGTGCACGCACCGTCACCACTGAGTTTACGAAATCTAAATATTGATCCGGAAGTGAGAAAGTTAGGAATTCAGCCACAAGAATTAGCTGAATCGAAATATACGAAGGAGACAAATCCCTTCCCTAAGCGCTTGTTACAATTTGCTAAGGAAGGTTTAACTCTATCGTTAATGCCTATAGAATACCACGACTGGTCAATAATGGATCTAGATAAAGGACTCAATGGAGATGGTGGAAGTTTGCAAGCTATGAATATGCATTCTTCACCCGGCACTGAATATCAGAAATTATCAGACGATCACAAAGGAAAGCATGCTTTCGTGAGAAGGACTGTTTTCAGAGACAAACAAGGCAAGGAATTGCCTGAGAGCGAACAGAAATGGGAAGTCAGAGATGAGGAACACAAGCCAACAGGAGTTGGTCAAGTAACTAATCGAGGACAGTACCTACTGCAAGATCTCGAACGAATTGAAAATGATTTGAAGGAAGGACGTGAAGTCTTTTCGCCGGCGTCGTCATCTATGAAGGACGAGACTTTGCCCTTGACTAAAGTAGCTATTGCGAAAGTGAGGCTATTTATGACATTGGCGATGAGTATTACAATCTTGACCCGACGCTATTTTGGAGCTTTCTTGGCAGCTTCAGTCTCGGCTTGCACTCGAATCCCGTTAGCTATTGGAGTTGATGCTTATGGTCCGCAATGGACTGTATTGTATGACAGAATGAATAAATGGGGAGGAAAGTGCATAGCTGCAGATTTCAAATCTTTCGACAGCCAGGCTGATGGAGAATGTATGCTTAATGCTGCGGATGCCATCTCAGATATATACGACAAAAAATCAGGGAGACCAGATCCAGTTGGGCGTAAAGTAAGAATGGGATTAGTTTATCTATTCATCCATACTTATGTCGTATGCCGGAATTTATTATACCGGAAAGCCCAAGGAATACCATCAGGAATCCCCGTCACAGCACCTTTGAACTCATGTGTCAACATTCAGTATTTGATTATGTGTGTGAAAGACTTAACAGACAAAGCAGGATACAATTACTCTATCAACCAGTTAATGGCAATGATGGAAATTTTGGTCTATGGAGATGATTTCGTTTTATCGATACATCCACTATTGGAAGAGATTATTACCTTCCGGACCATGCGTGATTGGTTTGCTCAGTATCTGATTGTCATAACGCCAGAATCTAAGAACGGAGAGGACTATGATTATAGAAAGCTGAACGATGAGGTGACCTTTCTTAAACGGAAATGGACCCCAGAACCAGGAGACTCAACAAAAATACGCGCGCCTATTGAAATGGAAACAATTGCAGGAATAGTGAATTGGCAGCGCAAAGGACATCCCAAAGTGGAGATGATGAAGAGTCTTATTGAAGAGAACTACCTGCAAGAATTATTTCATCATGGACTAGATACCTATGAAAAAGGACTTAAAGCATTAAATGATGCGATCCAGCGTGATAGAGAAGATGGACTTCTCCACCCGGATATGACAGATTATTATGCGAATGATTACAATGAACGCCACGTAGAATGGCTATCTAAGTTTAACTAAAAGGCCTTGATTAATATCGGCATAGTTATATTCGTC